GATAGCTGTGTGTCGCTCGTCGGTGCACCGCTCGGATCGGTCGCAATCTGCTGCGGCGCGATGACGCCTTGCAGATAGTTCGTCACCGACGGATCGGGCGTGTATGGCGAAAAATCAGCCACGATCCTCGACCTTCTTTAGCCGCTCGTGCAGTCGCGCCGTTGCAGCGAGTGCTGCGGAGATTGCCTTGCCCGCATCGATCTCGAGACCGTCCGGCGCGGCGCGAACGATGTGCGAGCCGGCGTCCGATTTGAGCAGATCCTGAGCCATGATGCCGACGCGTTTGCCATCGCCGTAGCGATCGGGATCCTTGTAGCGATATGTCTTCGCGACAAGATTACCAAGCATCGAATCGATGTCGTGGCCGCCGTCCTCGATGTCAGTCTTGAGGTTCTCGTCGGACTTCACGGCGGCGCCAACGATGCTGCCGGCTGCGTTGAGCAGCCCGCCGAGCAGTCCCGGCTGTTGATTCGTCGCCTGCATGCTCGCTTGATTCGCGCCGAGCTGCTGGTTATTGAGGCTTGTCAGCGCGCCGAGATTCTGCCCGTACTGATTCTGCGTGAGCTGCGCGTTCGTCGTGCCGAGACCGAGGTCCTGCGTGCGACCTTGACCGATCACGCCCGTCAACGAGTTCTGCGCGTTGGCCTGGTCCTGGAGCGCGGCCTGTTGTGCTTGGCCAGCCCCCGCGAGTCCGATGTTCGCCGCGTTGTTCGCCGCGTTGCGGAACGCAAGCGCTGCGTTCTGGCCGCCGCGTGCCATCCGCGCCTGCGCCTGCTGCGCCGCGAGCGCGTTCCGGACCTGGCGCTGCGCCGCGAGCTCGCCGGCGCCCTGCTGCTGACCGCTCGCGATCCGCTGGAGTTGCTGCGCCTGCGCGAGTTGCATCGCGCGGAACTGCGCCTGCTGTGTTGGATCGACCTGCGCGGCCTGCTGATTCAGGAGCTGTGTTAGCCCCTGCTGTTGTGGCAGCGCCGTGTTGTAGTCGCCGACATTCGTCGACGTGCCGAGTCCACCCGTGAGCCAGTTGCCTTGCGTGTTCGGGCCATTCGCCATGTCGTAAGGCGAGCCATAGCCGGATCCGAGGTTAATGGGCACGGCGAAGCTCCAGCGTGTGCTGGGTTGCTTCGCTCGTGATGGTGTTCGTCATTGTGACCTCGCTGCCCCAGGATAGAACCTGCTACCAATAACGCCGCCAATCAGCAGCAGCTCCGACAGATCGAACGCGGCACCATAGGAGTCAGCGTCCTCGGCGTCCTCGATCAGAAACGAAATCGCCTGACATCGTCGATTGAGGTGGAATTGCTGCTGGTACACCGTGTTTGGTCCGATCGTCCCGCCGTAGTTCCCAGCGCCGTAGTTGCCTGCGCCGTAGTTGGACGGAGTATACAGCGAATCGACGTCGACCGGCGGAAGGACTGTATAGCCGTCCTGGTAGTCGAGCCGATAGCTCACCTGGAGTTGGTGGCTGGAGTAGTACGTCCCGAGGATCATCGCGTAGAGCACGCGCTGCCAGCCCTGGAGGTAGCCGGAGAACTTGATCCACGACGTCTCGACGCGTCGCGGGATATGCCGCGTTCCGTCCCTGTAGACCCCGGGCGTTTCGACGTACACATTGCCGTCAGAGCCAAGATAGTAGTAGTCCCCGTTCAGGACCAGCGCATCGATTCCGACGTGGTTCGTGAACGTCGACCACTGGCCGCGGTTGTAGTCGTAGAGCAGCGTTCGACCCTGATCGACGTCGGTCAGAAACACGATGTGCGGCCGGTCAGGCAACAGCGTCGCTCGCGAGATATGCTGCGCGCGATATGCAAATACGTCGTCGCCGATCATCTTGATCTGCAAGTCACGGCCGAGCAGACACGGACCCTTGGGCGACTGAAACCCGATTCCGTCGGGGACATTCGCGATGCTGCTCGGCGAACTGCACCCGACGTCCGTTGTGCACCGCTGCGGCGGCGTGCATGCGTTGCCGGGCTTCGCTTCGCCGCCGTCGGCGTCTGGGCCAGGTCCACCGAACGCAAAGATCGCCGTCTCCTTGAAGACGATCACGTTGTCGTCCATCACGGCGAGCGCCACGATGTCGCCGCCGAACGGATCGACGCGGACCGAGAGCCCCGCGGAGAGCTCGGCCGCGGTGTCGTCTCGAAGCGCCTGCGAGTAGTTGACGAGGTTGCCATCGAGCGGATCGAGCCAGAACAGACGCGTCTTACCGCCGACGATCGACACGCCGCCGCTCTGCTCGGGATCGTTACTGAGTACGCCCCCGTTCGTGTACATCGGCTCGAGCGTCTCGGCCGTGACGTCGCTCATGTTGTCTACGAATGAGATCGTATCGACCGTCGGATCATTGAGCAGATAGCCGTTGGGTCCGGTCGCATTCGGATCCACCGACGAGACGCGAAAGAACGTCGCGGCCTCGTTCGATAGCGAGCGAAACACACCGATGCGGACGTGGTTCTTTGAGGTCAGTCTGCACGTCGGGATCGTCAGCGTGACCGAGTCGTTGGATCCGGTGAGCGCGACGTTGACCTCGACCGAGCTAGGACCGGGGTGTAGTTCTCCCTGGGCGTCGATCTCCTCGTAGATGATCTTGTAGCCGTACGTCGTCGTGGCCGTCAGCGCGCCGCCCGTGGTCTGCGACGTCACGATCGCGCCGTTGTACGTATCCGGCGCGCAATGGAAGTTGTGCTCGGCCCACCGCGAGCCGTCATAGTGCTGGATCAGGGCGCCGGCCAGATAGAGCCCGCGGCCGAGCTGAGCGGTGTGAAACGCATCGTCATGATCGAAGTCCAGCGTGAACGCTTGGATCCCCTGCTCGCCGAACTGTGCGCCGCTCGCGCCGCTGAGCTGGATCCTGTAGCCGAGCGCGAGCATGTGTTGTCGCGAGACCGGCGTAGCATTGAGCGGAACGACACCAGGGAGCTGCGAAGTGGCAAGAGCGCCCGAGGATAGCCCCGGCAATAGACGAGCCTGCACAGGCGGAAGCGCATCGATCTTTGCGCTCACCGAGAGCTGCACGATCGCGACATAGGGAAAGTACAGAACCGGGTGAACAAGCGCCGCGTATACGTTCCCGTTGTCGAAGAATGCGCGAGACGCGAGGCAATGCCCGAGCGTCGTCAATACTTGCTGCGATCCGCCCGCTGTCAGGAGCTGCGCGGACCAGACCTGGTGCACGTCAACGGTCGCGCCGGTGTATTCGACAGCGAAGCAGACCGTGGTCGCGCTCGAATACTCCCCCGTGAGCGCGACGATGTTTTGGGCCGGCAGGCTCCGACCGGTGAGCAACGGTCCGCTCGCTCCGGTGACGTCCGAGAGATCCGTCGTGTTGTGGAACTGATATGTCCCGACTTCGCCGCTCGCATAGAGCACAACGGCCTGACTCGCGCCGCCACTTCCGAGTAGGCACGCCGCACACGCGATGGCGGTCACCGGGTCTGCCGTCGTGATCATGCCCGCGCTGGGCAGTCCGGTCACCGGCGATCCGATGATGCCCGACGGGTGGATGTAGCCGATCATGTAGCCGCCCGAACTGGCGCTCGCCCACGCGATCAGAGCCGGCGCGGCGTCTGCGTAGAGCGCTCCGAACGTCGGGCAGACGTCGTAGCAACCGCTGCACGTATCCACGAGCACCGTCGACGTCGAGATGCGGCTCGGATCTGCCGGGTTCACGATCGCGACCCAAAGATCCGATCCATTCAGCCATAGCACGTGCAGCACGTCGCCGACCGCGACGACCCTGGGCCGCGAGCCACCGGCATCGAGCTGCGTGGGAGCCATCAGAATGCGCTGGCTGGTTTGCTCGAGCACCGAGCACCAGACGCCGCCGAGACTGTCTTGCCACGCCGCGACCTCGATGCCGTTGTTGATGGCGACGTCAGGACAGGTCTGATCGGTGCCGGTGCGCGCAACCGGATCTGCCGACGCGACGATCGACTGTACGGCGCCGACCGTCTGCCAGCTGTCGCTCGTCGGCCGATAACTGTAGCTGTTGCCGTCGGCGAACAGCACCAGCTCGTCACTGCGCGCCGCGATGCCCTGCGGATTCGCGAATGGGATTCCGGTGTCGTCGACAAGCTTGCCGAGCGCGCGATAGCCGTTGCGCTTGCTGAGCGATCCGTTCTTCAAAAAGACGGCATTCTGTAGATCGATCAGCTTCGTCGGCGCGACGAGCTTGGCATCGGTCTTCGTGTCGACGCCCTGCGCGAACTGGATCGCGAGCGGTGTTTTCTGGAGCGCCACGCGTTATCCGCCGTGCTTCGCTCCGTGCGCCGCGCCTTGCTCGTGCATCTGCTTCGCGTGCCCTGCCGCGTTGTTCTCGGCGCCCTTGGTTTTCGCCTGATTTGCGCGGGCGTGATCAGCGCCGCGCTTCTCGTCGGCCGCGGCGAAGTCCTTGCCGACGCTCTGCGGAACACCGCCATAGCCGCCAGGCGTGTGAGCGGCGGCTTCCATCAGACGATGCTGCGCGGGGGATTTGCTTGGCATGATCAGTGTCCTCTCTTATGGGATGTCCCAAAGCGGATATGCGGCGGTCAGCGTCGCGCTCGAGCTCGAGACCGCCCCGATCGTCAGATACAACGGCTGTCCGATAGTCGAGAGAGATGATGGGATCAGGTTGTTCGATCCGACCGATAAGGTCATCGAGGTCCCGGCAATGGTGTCGTATCCGCCTGTAACGTTGTCGACTGTTATGAGCGCGGCATTGACCGTTCCGGTCAGCGCGGCAACGATGACGTTTACCTGGTGGAGTCGCCATTCGGCGCTCAGAGGACCCAGTGGAAACAGTGCGCTCGTATTCGCATTGAAGGTCACGCCGGCCGAAGGGTTGGCATCGCTCAGCGTGCCGGCGGTGACGACGGCGCCACCTTTCCACAGCGGAGTCGGCGTCACGAATGTCTTCGCGCGTTGTAGATATCCGCTTCCGGTGAGCGCGAGGTTCTGATTACTCGCGAGCGTATTGCTGGCCGAAAGATTCCCGCTCGCGTCCATCTGCAAGAGCGCCTGCGCGCTCGGCAGCGCCGCCGGCATTGTCACCGCGTAACTCGCCGCAAGCGCACTCGGGCTCTTGATCGTGACCTTGTTCGCGATGCTCGCGGCCTTCTGATACAGATCGATGTCGCCCGTCGCAAGTCCCGCCCATGGCCGCGGCGAGCCTTCCTGCTGCGCGAGGTATCGTCTCGTCGAGTCGTCGTAGGAAAACAGTGCGCCGACCGTCGAATAGTCACCGCCGATGCCGCCGACGATGCTGACGTTCAGCGTGTTGCCGCTCGTCACCTGGACGTTCGTGCCTCCCTGGTTTCGAAAATACAGGTTGTGATCGGCCGCGTTGACGAACAGCGCATCGACATAGGACGTCACCGACGACGTTGCGACCTCGGAGAATTCGATCGCTAGCATCGACGTGATCGCGTGCGTTGCCCACGACACGTCTGCATCGATCGCGAGCGCCGAGCTCGGGATCTGGACGCCCTTGCCGCTCGAATGATCGTGATTCTCGACGAGACCGAGGAGCGTATTGAGGACCGTGCCCCAGATGTCTTCGGTATCGCCCTGCGTCGGATAGGCGAGGCCCATGGGTCCGCTCATGTCGTCCCGTCCTTCACGAGCCCGAGTTGCGCGAGCGCTACGATCAGGCTCGCGAGCGCCGTGTTTCCGCCCTTGCTGCCGGTGATCGTCGGCGGACTCGCGATGAGCTTCTGGAGGTTGCCGACCTTCGACTCCAGTGCGGC